GGCTTAGGGAGCACTGGACGCTGTGGATGCACCTGCCTGAGCCTTGCGGTAAATCACTCACTGGCGCCCACAGGATAGTGAGTGTGGAGTTGCTGGCTGATGCGTGCTGCTTTTTATTGCGGGGTTATATAAGTGCCGAAGTTTCAGAAAAGCTACTCGCCATCATCGACAACAAGGAGCAATCATGAAATTCAAAAAGTTAACGACTACCGCAGTTACCCCAAGTCGAGGCTCTTTGGGCGCAGCGGGCTTAGACCTGTACGCCGACGCCGACGTGCTTGTAACGTCAGGCGCATCAGTGATGCTCGGGACTGGTATCGCAATTGAGATACCGCAGGGGCACGTAGGGCTGGTCTTCATTCGCTCCAGCGTGGGTAAAGCTGGTGTGGCACTGGCGAACGGCGTAGGGGTGATAGACTCTGACTACCGGGGCGAGATCAAGCTGTGCTTGGTTTACACGGCTGGCAATGGCGGTCATTACATCCGCAAAGGCCAAGCGATAGCACAGCTTATCGTGATGCCTGTCCTGCCAGTGGAACTGATGCAAGTAGACTCACTGAGCAGCACTGATCGAGGCACTGGTGGCTTTGGTTCAACGGGGGCATGATGATGATTCATTATCATGGAACCCCTATTGGCGGGACACTTACCGACAAGGTAAGATTTTTGTCTGGCCGTCATGCACTTGTTCCGTTCCCGCGCCAAGATGATATGGGAGTTGTTGCTGAAGTTTGTCAAAGTTTTGTGTTTGATAACGGCGCATTTTCTGCATGGAAGCGAGGAATGGTCATGGATGTTGCAGGTTATATTGAGTGGGTCGAGAAATGGCACAAGCACCCAGGCTTTGATTGGGCACTGATCCCTGACGTAATTGATGGGGACGAAACGGCAAACGATGATTTGCTGGCAACATGGCCTAAACACCTGCACGGAGTCCCAGTGTGGCATATGCACGAATCACTAGACCGTCTGCGTCAGCTCTGCACCGAATGGACAATGGTGGCACTTGGTAGCAGCGGGCAGTGGCCGAATCCTGGGACTGACTCATGGTGGACGCGAATGGGTGCGGCAATGGATTTTATCTGTGATGCGGGCCGACCACCTTGCAAGCTCCACGGGCTAAGAATGCTTGACCCAGCAATATTTTCACGCCTCCCACTATCAAGCGCCGACAGTACAAACGCAGCGGTTAATTGCGGCAGCATCACCCGATTTGGAACCTACATACCGCCCACGGCAGGACAGCGGGCAGAAGTGATTGCAGAAAGGATAGAGGCGCACAATAGCGCAGCAATATGGGAATCATCACAGCAAATTGAACTTATTGGGAGCACTGGCACATGAAGCACACACCCTCGATGCAGTGTCACGCAGCAGGTCTCAAGAGCCTGGCTGAAGTCTCCAGAATCACTGGAGTCGGCAGACAGACTCTGATCAATTGGCACAAGAACAAGCCTCTGTTGTTCGCTATTGTGCTGGCTGGTTGCACTGTTTCAGCTTCAGCCGGTAGTCGTCTCTGATCACTTTGATCTGCTCAATCGTATACTTCTTGGGGTCATGTGGCCCCTCTAAGTAGTCAACTCCTTCCTGTCCGATCCGTCTGATTAACTCTACTCGATAGGGTATTAGATTGCCGGACAAGTAATTATTGCAGGGAGCGCATTGTTTATGAATATTCCTCTCATCAAACCTCAACTCTGGCGCACTTCCCGTCGATCTGTAATGTCCAGCGTGATACTGCCCATTATGATGCCTTGAGCAGGAAACGCATGGAAGCTCGCTGTCTCTTGCTCGGATATAGGCGTTAACCGCAACCTGAGCCTCTCTGAGCCATTCTGCTTTAGTTTTGATACTCTCCCTAGCCTTCTTGGTCTGTTTGCGCTCTACGGCCTTCTGAGAGCGTTTAAGCGATATCTGCCGCTTTGATGCTACTGCCAGACCGCAATCGGGCGAGCACCAAGAAACCGGCCCTGGGAACACCTGCTCGGTTCGGAAGTATTCCTTACACCCACCGCATTTACGTTTGCTGTTCATTAAATTGTACACACTTGACACCCAGGGCCGCCGTCAAATAACAATCCTTGGTTTTTGTTGTTGCGTTGACAACCGCCTTTGCTGGTGAAGATGTCTTTTCCAATGGCATCCTCCAAATTTCTCACTACAATCCTTTGCGACCTGCCAAATTCGTCATGCGAAAATGCTTTTTCCTTCCATTCGTCTCCACTAGCAAGGCAAGGGAAACAGCCTACCCGATCAAATCCGTAGTCGTATAACGGATTATGCTCTCCTTCCAAATACTCAAAGACCTCTTTCCTTGACCAGTTAATGATTGGTAATCGAAACATAACGCCCATTGTTTTTAAGTATTTAGGGTATTTATTGATCACATCATGCGGAGCGTAGAGGTCTAAACTTGTCTTGTACCTGTATCGCTTTTCCCTTTCTGGGCTTTCATCGGATCGCATCCCGTAAAACACCTGGAAGCCTTTCTGCTCTTGCGCGAATTCTTTATAGAACTTCTTGCTAGGTATTATCTTTAACTCGTCAGTGCAGTGTCTTGCGCCTCCCCCTGGGAATCTCCCGTACTTCAATACTTTTTCCTCTACCGATCCAGCGCATACTGTTTTGATCTCGACGCCGTACAACTTGCCCACTCTTTCAACGTGCTTGTAGTTGTCTGGATGCTCAAACTTTGTGTCGCAAAATAACGCCAGCACTTTATCTGCGCCATGCTCATTGATAGCGATCTTCAAACACGCCTGGGAATCTTTTCCTCCAGAAAAAGGAACAACAACTTCAATGGTCATCGATTCGCCTGCATACTTTTAACCGCATGATATTTTTTATCGATCTGCTTTTCCATTCGCATTGCCCACTGCTGGCAATTTATCTGCTGTGGAGTCATGCCATCGTTTTCGCGCAAAGAGTTACCTGGCGGACATTGCGTTATTTTGCCGCCTTGAGTTAGATATTCAGTAATGTAATCAGTCATCGTGCCTCCCGATATTCTTCAAACGCTTTTAATGATGGCTCGCTCCAAGAGATATTGTAATCAGCGCCGACTGAATACAAGTACTCAATAAACTCTGACATCACGGGCTTGAGCATATCGCTTGTGCCGCCTTTGGGCACGACAATGATCTGCGTCCCATCTAAACTCGGAATCATCGACTGGCCTTGAAAGTTAGCCAGCAGGAAGTATCTCCACTGCTTCTCGTTCGTGCCCAGCAACTGGTGATTCATTCCTCTGGCTATGTCTCTGATCATGGGATGCGCTTTATCATTCTGATCACCAGACCGCCTCTCCCTGCCCATCGTAATTTCTACAGGGCCGCCTCGCAATCCCTTAAACAAGTTCTCGGACACCCACTTCAGCCCTTCGCCTGCTGCTTGCAGGTCTGGTATTGTCCTGCTTATCGCTGACATTTGATTTCCTCGCGCAGATGTTTAATCTCGATCTCAAGCTGCACTCTCCGCTGTGCGTCATCATCACAAAGTTCTTTCTGTGCGGTCTTCTGAGCTATTGCATAAAGTATAAATCCTGCGTCAATCATTTCCGTTCCTCCATTCGCTCACAGGTGTAGATTACGTTGTCATATACAAAACTGCCGTACTCGTTGCAGTGCTCAACTATCCGACCCTGCTCAATGCGGTAGACGATCATCCACACCATTACGCACAACCCTAAAACACTAATAACGCCTATTTTCGATTCCCATCTATCGTTGGTCATTTAACTTCCTCGTAAAATACATGATCACTGATTTTAGCCACAACGTGACCAGTGGTTGCCCACCACGGCAGAATATCGATTGAGTGATAGTGGGTCGCTTGTCCAATCACTGGTGACGCAGCGCCTTCGTAAACAGCTTTGGCAACGAGTTGAGCAATGTGCCAGGACATATCGTCGGTCGGCTGATCTGACTTACCATCACAGTAGAAACTGAACTGGCACTCGTATCGAGTCTCGCCGCCATCGTAGACAACTGAGCAAGCGTCATCAGGATATCTAGGGTCATGAGTACGATTCATAATCACCTGCCCCACTGCGTACTGCCCGTCGATAGGCTCGCCCCTAGCCTCAAAGTATATTGCAACGGCAATACACATCACTTCGTACAACATCAGAGTCCAACCCTTGCAGCTAACGACTTTTTGTCGGTCGGCATGAAGTAGCAAGCAAAGTTCTTATTGTCCTTTCTGAGCAGCACTTTGTTAATTTTATGCCCCTGTTGACGCAGTTCAAATATTCTTGCTCCAAGCCTAAAGCTCCCAAACAGGCTGAGTGCGTCAATAGGGGTTAAGGTCTTGCCGGTTTCAAGGTATCGAAGTATCTGCACGTTCTGAGTCATAATATTTTCCTAGTTAAATAGTTTTTTGAGGTTTTCCATCGCTTCAATGTTTCTGTTTTTCAACTCTTGCAACTCTTGCTCTGTTCTCGGCCTTTCGACTTTAGCCGGTATTGCTTGGATCACTGGGATTTCCATTTTCTCCCCGTTCATAAATCGTTTAGCCACTGCCGCAAAGTAGTATTCAAATCGTCGATAGCAGTCAGTCTCTGACAATACTTGCATCTCATACGTCCCACATTCTCTCATCGCAAATAAGACTACCGGATGCCCTAGATCACCATCCTTTCCAAAGCGGGTCTTGTAGATAATCTCGTAAGCATCTCGGCAACTGGGTATCCCAAAGTCCTCTGCCTGGAACCGGCACAACTCTCGGAAGGCTGGAAGCGTGAAGAACCCCTTGAAGTCACGCGCCTTCTTCAAGCCATTTTTAATACAGGTTTCTCGCCCAGCTCTGATAGAGTTCAGGAGAGACGCTATTCAATAAGCCCATACGAGTCAGCTCTTGTAAAACTGCCTTCAAGAAATCCAGTTTCGGTGCTTCCGAAGGCTTCATCTGCTGCCCTCGCTGCTCGGTCTCGCGTGTCACGCTGTCCAACAATTGGTTTATTGTTTGCATTACTCACCCCGTTTAACAGCCATTGACATTCAAACCCACGCCATCCTCTGGTAACACATTCTTGTAAACAGAAGTCTACGGTATAGCCAATCGATACAGCCTTTGTTAACTCTACTGAATACCTGTTGATCACTGTCTGGCTAACATTAGCCTTTAGCCGTTTTCTCATATCAAGCCAATCAGCTAAAGTCTGATCACTCGGTAGTTGCGGCCAGCAACCGTAATTAAGTTGGTTACTGGTTATTGGTTTATGGTTAATGGTTAATGGTTTATAGTTAAGGTTACCAGTGGGTTCACTCTCGGTTGCCAGTGGTAACCCAGTGGGTTTATTCTGGGTTTCGCTGTAAGCCTCGTCAGCCTTGGGTCTCCCGCCAGCCTTGCCATTTAATCTGTTTTTCTTAGCCTGCTTTTGATATTCAGCAATAAGTTGATTGCATCGCTTGTGTGAATAACCTTTGTCGGTGATCACAAAGAATTCATTGAGAATGGCAGTAGCTTTGACTGATAGATCGGAAAGCCTGAGCCTTCTGAACACAGATTCTGTGTCTACTGGGATTGGCTTTTCAGTGTCGTAATAGTGGCGAATAAGGCGAAGGTATATCCCTTCTTCTTCTGCCGATAGATGCCCTGTTGACAGATGCCAGTCAGGATTGTTGAACTTAAAATAGTGCATTGATACAATGCTCCTGCGTTGTGAGTAGAGCCACCAAGTCCCGTCAAGGTTTAGGTGGCTTTTTTTTGCCTATCGTTTGCTGAATTCCCCCAGCCTGCTGCGTACCAATCACGACCGTGAGAGGTCAGACTGGAGGAAATCTTTGCCTTCCAAGTAATCTGAAATTCTTTTCACCGTCAGATACGAAACGTCCACATCAGCATCCGCTGCGATCTTCCTGACAGTGTTGTAATGAAGCCCAGTCTCCCGCGCCACTAACGGCAATCGACGTTCTTTTAGCTTATCTTTAATCTGCTGCAAGTCTAGCATTATTATCCCCTGTGTAACTAATTTCACTGCAATGGTTGCAAGTATGCTTTGCCATGTGTATATTGTCAACACCAACAACAAAAGGAAACTAAAATGCGTGAGATATGGGAAACACTGAGTCAGATAGACTGCTCGCAGCACGTCGAAAAGAAGAACGGCCTAACCTACTTGAGCTGGGCATGGGCTTGGGGAGTGCTAATGGAATTCTACCCAGAGGCAACCTTTGCGTTTGGCGAGCCTAAAAGCCAGCCAGACGGCACCATGATGGTGTTTTGTACCGTCACTATCGGAGAACACAGCAGGACAATGTGGCTTCCAGTGATGGACTACAAGAACAAGGCCATTGTTAACCCAGACGCTTTTGCGCTTAACACGGCAATGATGCGCTGCTTAGTCAAGTGCTTGGCTTTGTTTGGCCTAGCTCATTACATCTACGCAGGCGAAGACTTGCCTACAGCAGTGCAAGAGACAAAGTTAGTGGTTGTACAAGAGCCAAAGCCTGCCGCAAAGATTGAAGAATCGGTTAGACGCGCAATCCATGCTTGTACGGACATTGACGAACTGCGAGCAGTCTGGCGAACGCTATCTCAGGAGCAACGAGAAGCGCATGGTCAGATAGTAAATGAAGTGCAGGAGCGTTTAGCGTGACGCTCTCTCCCAAACGCGCTGGGAGGCTCACTGCCAGCGTTTTCGCTAATGCCATAGGGATAGGCTATGACTCTCGCCAAAAGCTCTGGAGGCAGCTCACAGGGCGTGAGGAGCCATTTCAAGGCAATGCCGCCACCGAATGGGGTGTTGCTAACGAAAAGAACGCCATCAGGCAATATCAGGTAGTAACAGGAGATCTGGCTGATAGAAGCGGACAGAGTCAGGAATTTTTCATCCATCCTGTCCTTGACTGGCTTGGCTGCACACCAGATGGATTTGTTTGCAAGGGACAAATGTCGCTAGTTTTAGAGGCAAAATGTCCCTCAAGCATGAAGCTGTACGGCAAAGTGCCTGATCACTATATGCCCCAGTTACAGGGTCAGATGGCAATCACCGGCAAGAGCCTGGCTCACTT